GCAGGGACAATCCTGTCCATACACATCTTAAAACAACCTTTAGTCTAAACAACTACTGAGCGGAAACCAAGGTGGACGGCTTCAGAGGTGTCTTGCTACTTAAGACGTGGAATTGCTAATAAAGGTACTAAATTAACTATTATGTTGATAACTTGGTACCTGTTTTGTTTAACCCTAACGGATAATTAAACTATGTCTACTAAATCTAAACATCAAGGTAATCCTAACTTTGTTAAGGGAATGAAATCCCTAAATCCCCTAGGCAGACCTAAAGGTTCTGTAAATAAATATACCCAACTCGCTAGAGAACTACTTAGTTCTAGAGGTGAAGAGATTGTTGAGGTTGTCATTGCTAAGGCTCTTAAAGGTGATGTTCATTGTTTAAAGATGTGTATGGACAGGATTGTCCCTGCGCAGAAAGCTATTGAGATTAAACATACTAAAGCTGAAGGTGGTTTAGTTATTAATGTTGGTACGACTGAACAGATTGAAGAGATGGCTAAGGTCAATAAACCTAAGAGATTAAAGACTAAAGGTGATGATGAGGTCATAGCTGAGGTATTAGATGGGGACTCTTAATGTTGAACTACATCCCGCTCAGCTAGACATATTCAATTCAAAGAAGAGATTTAAGGTTGTATCAGCTGGACGTAGGTTCGGTAAGTCTAGATTAGCTGCTTGGATATTGTTAATCAAAGCTTTACAGTCTGATTCTAAGGATGTCTTCTACATCGGTCCTACCTTTCAACAAGCTAAAGACATTATGTGGAATATGCTTAAAGAGTTAGGTCAAGATGTTATTAAGGATGCCTACGAGAACACAGCTAGATTGACGTTGATTAATGGTAGGAAGATTTATCTAAAGGGAAGTGACAGACCTGATTCCCTACGTGGTGTTGGTCTTGCCTATGTTGTATTAGATGAGTACGCCTCAATGAAACCTAATGTATGGGAACAAATCATTAGACCTACCTTAGCTGACGTACGAGGTGGAGCATTGTTTATCGGTACGCCAGCTGGTAAGAATCACTTCTATGACCTATATACAGAGGCTTTAAACGGTGAAGATGAAGACTGGGATGCTTTCTCATTCAACTCAACTGACAATCCTTACATACCTGCTGATGAGGTAGAGGCTGCAAGACGTTCAATGTCCTCAATGTCCTTTAGACAAGAGTTCGAGGCATCCTTTGAATCGTTTACTGGTGGTATCTTTAAAGAAGAATGGTTCTTAACTGGTACTGAACCTACTGAAGGTAACTACGTTATTGCTGTTGACCCTGCTGGATTCGAGGCTTGTGAGAAAGAAAGAGGACTTAAGACTTCTAAACTAGATGAAACCGCTATTGCTATTGTTAAGATAGACCGTGATAAGTGGTGGGTGAAGGATATTCTACATGGTAGGTGGTCTATTAAAGAAACTGCCACTAAGATACTGAAGGCAGCTGAACTTAATGAAGCTACAACTGTAGGTATCGAGACTGGTTCCTTGAAGAACGCCATCATGCCTTATCTAGAAGATGAGATGAGGTCTTCTAATAGGTTTGTACATATAGATGAGCTACGTCATGGTGGTAAAAAGAAGTCAGAACGTATTACTTGGTCACTACAGGGACGTTTAGAACACCAACAAATTACATTTAATGAAGATAAAGACTGGAAGTTCTTCATGGACCAGATGTTAGACTTCCCTTCACGACTTGCACATGATGATTTACTAGATGCCTTGTCCTATATAGACCAGGTGTCCATCGCAGACTTCGCACATTCCGTACAAATGGACGAAGAATGGGAACCTGAAGACCTAATTGCTGGGTATTAAGGAAAATACCTGATTATTTGCTTTACTTTATGATATATTACGGATAAATTCCTATGGAAGTTTATATCATCTATGTTCGATAGCAAGGAAACACAATATCAGGCACTCGCTTCTTGGTTGTCATACCGATTAGAAGGCTGGAGAACTCACAGAGACGTTAACTATGTCACCCAATGGGATGAATACTATCGTCTATGGCGTGGTATCTGGTTACAGTCCGACAGAACTAGAGAATCCGAGAAATCAAGAATCATATCACCTGCTTTACAACAGGCAGTTGAGTCATCTGTTGCAGAATTAGAAGAAGCTACGTTCGGTAGAGGTAAATGGTTTGATTTACAAGATGACCACCTAGACCAAGACCCTTCAGATGCTGAATTTATACGTAATCTACTACAAGAAGACCTAGAAAAGACTGGTGTTAAGGATGCTGTGTGTGAAATCTTCCTTAACGCTGCTATTTACGGAACTGGTGTAGGTAAGATTGTTGTTGAACAGAATATAGAGCGTTCTCCTGTAGAAATGCCTGTTGAAGGTACGATGACTTCTACACGTCAGCTAACTGAGTACCCTGTTATTGATGTTAAGATAGAACCTATCTCACCTAAGGAGTTTTTAATTGACCCAGCGGCTAATTCAATTAATGAGGCACTTGGTGTCGCTCATGAAGTCATTAAGCCAAGGTATCATGTTGTTGATGGTATTAAGTCTGGTATCTATCGTGATGTTCCCCTTGATGGTGATTATGATACTGTACGTTTCGGCTTCGACCCTGAATCTAAGATGGCAGATGAGTCAGACTCGGTTAAGATTACGGAATATTGGGGTTTAGTCCCTAAGAGATTCCTTAAACCTAAGGTTGATAAGGATGACTTTGAGTATTCTAAGAAAGATGAGCTAGTTGAAGCTGTTGTTACCTTAGTAAACGATGAATATATCTTAAGAGCAGAAGAAAATGCCTTTATGATGAAGGATAGACCATTCATTAGCTACCAACACGACATAGTTCCTAACAAATTCTGGGGTAGAGGTGTCTGCGAGAAAGGATACAACCCCCAAAAAGCACTAGATGCAGAGATGAGAGCTAGGATTGACTCACTTGCACTAACAACTACACCTATGATGGCTGCAGATGCGACCAGATTACCTAGAGGTGTCAAGTTTGAGGTCCGACCTGGTAAAACTATCCTAACAAATGGTGACCCAAGAAATGCTATCATGCCTCTTAATATGGGAACCACAGACCAAAATACATTTACTCAGGTTGCCTCACTTCAAAACATGATTCAGATGGGAACTGGCTCTGCTGATGTCGGTTCAGCTGATAGAGCTACGTCTTCTGGTATGTCAATGGCACAATCTGCTTCTATTAAGAGACAGAAACGTACATTGATGAACTTCCAGAACACTTTCCTTATTCCGATGATTAATAAATCAATGTGGCGTAAGATTCAGTTCGATGTTGAACGCTACCCTGTTAATGATTACAAGTTTGTTCCTTACTCTACGATGGGAATCATGGCTAAAGAGTTAGAAATGACTCAAATGGTCCAGATGTTGCAAGCTATTCCTAAAGATTCACCTGCTTTCAACGTGATTCTACTAGCTATGATGCAGAACTCGTCTATTCATAACAGAGACCAGATTGTTAATGGTCTTATGCAAGGTAATCAACCTAACCCTGAGCAACAACAGCAGCAACAGATGGCTATTGAGTTACAAATTGCACAGGCACAAGCTGATATTGCTAAGACACAAGCTGAAGCTGAAGAAGAGAAAGCTAAAGCTGCTAAATGGTATGCGGAAGCTCAAGAACTTGCTCCTAATGAGATTAAGATTCAAGAAAAGATACTTAAACTTCAGAAAGACCAGATGAGTGTGGAGAAAACAAGAGCTGATATTAACAATAAGAACTCTGAGACTGCTAGAAACATACCAGAAGTAGAACATCTACAATCTGAGACGATATTGAACATGGCTAATGCTAGAGCAACCGCAGTTAAAACAAACATTGAGGAAACTTATCAGTGAAGACTGACGAACAATTCCTAAAAGATAGATTAGAAGTATTTGAGACAGAAGGTTGGTTAGACCTTATAGAAGAATTAAAGAATATTGAAAGTAGTGTACGAGACGTTGACACTATGAAGAATGAACAAGACCTTTGGCATGCTAAGGGTCAGTTACACCTACTAGGATATGTAATTAGCTTAGAAAGTGCAACTAAAATAGCGATGGAACAAGCGGAAACGCCTCCATCTTAATAAAACTTCATAATCCTGCAAAGGACGGAGACCAAAATGAGTATAGTAGTAGATGATGCACCTACAGAGGTGGCGGAACAGGTAACAGAAACGACAGAGGTTGTACAAGATGTTCAAGAACAGGTAGTCTCAGAAGACGTAACTACCCAACCTGAATATACACCTCCTGAGAAGTATGCTGGGAAGACACTTGAGGATGTGATTGAGATGCACCTAAATGCTGAGAAGGTATTAGGTAAACAAGGTCAAACAGTTGGAGAACAGAAACAATTAATTCAACAACTGTTAGATTCTCAAACACAAGCTACATCCGCTGCTGAACCAGAAGAAGAAGCTGTCAGTTTCGAGGACACTTTCTACGATGACCCTGCTAAGGCAGTAAATTCAGCGATAGAAAATCACCCTGAGATTGTCAAAGCTAGGGAAGTTAATGTTAAGTCGGCTCAAAATGCCAATTTAACACAACTTGAAGCGACACATCCTGATTTTATGGATGTTGTTGGTGACAGTGGCTTCCAGAAGTGGGTAGGAGAGAGTGGTATTCGTACCGAACTATTCCGCAGAGCCGATGCTGACTATGACTTTAATGCTGCGAATGAATTACTAGGGACTTGGAAACAAATCTCAATGATTGGTAAGACACAAGAAGTAAAGAAGGCAGAGAAAGTTAAGAGAGATAAGGCAATGCGACAAACTAGTTCAGAGACTCGCTCCTCAGGTGATTCTGTTGGTGGTAAAAAGATGTATCGTAGGTCTGATTTAATTCAGCTACAAATAAGTGACCCTACTAGATACGCAAGCTTGGCTGATGAAATTCATTCAGCTTACGCAGAAGGTAGAGTTAAATAATATAAAACTCAATAAGGAGAAACACAGATGGCAGCGAATTTTGCTTTAGGTGGTGACCACCATACCACTACCACAACGTCAGCTAATTTCATCCCTGAACTTTGGTCGGATGAGGTTATTGGCGCATATAAATCTAACTTAGTTTTAGCTAACTTAGTTACTAAACTTTCACATAAAGGTAAGAAGGGTGATACTATTCATATCCCTAAACCTACTCGTGGTTCAGCTTCTGTTAAAGCTGCTGGAACACAAGTAAAGCTTATCTCAGATACAGCTACACTTGTAAATATCAGTATTAACAAGCACTACGAATACTCGAAGTTAATCGAGGACATCGCAGAGGTACAATCTTTAGCTTCAATGCGTAAGTTCTACACTGACGATGCTGGTTACGCTCTAGCTACACAAGTAGAGACTGACTTATTCGGCACTATGACAAGCGGTACGTTTGTTAAAGGTGACGGTTCAACTTGGTCTTCTGGTGCTGGTGGTGCAATCACTGATGCTGGTATTCGTGCAATGGTTCTATTACTAGACAATGCCGATGTTCCTATGGATGGTCGTTCAATCGTACTACCACCTGTAGCTTCTAACTCTATGTTAGGTATCGACAGATTCACTGAGCAACAGTTCATTGGTTCTGGTGATGCGATTAAGACTGGTAAGATTGGCGCAATCTACGGTATCGATGTATTCGTTACTAACTCTGCTCCTACGGATGCGACTAATCGTGAAGGTGTAATGTTCCATAAAGATGCTGCTGTATTAGCCGAGCAAGTTGGCGTTCGTACACAGACTCAGTACAAACAAGAATACTTAGGTGATTTGTTTACTGCTGATACTATCTACGGAATCGGTGAGTTACGTACCGAAGCTTCAGTAGCTATTAAAGTTACTAAGTAATAGTTAGTTAAACGTAGCACCTGTTAAGACAAGGGTGTTATTTTGAATTAATTATTAGTTGAGTTATGCCATTATTTACTTATACGTGTAATAACAACCATGCTACATCATCGGTAGTTAAGTACGATGATAGGGAAGAACCACAAGTCTGTTCTGACTGTGGAGAACCTTCCTACTACGAACAAACATTCTGTACGAATTTCCAATATGGTAAAGACTATAGCTCATTTGGAGCTGATAGACATAAGTGGAACTTACGCGAGAACCATAGAAATAAAACTGTAGGCAAGAACTACGACTAGGAGAATTACATGAGTTGCGGTACACCACATTTAGATATATTTGAAGACTCAACTGGAAACCTTGAATTAGAAAGATTCAAGATTAAGCTTAGAGAGATATGGTCTCGTATCTTAGAAGAAACTTACGAAGAGGGAGGTGACGCGTCTAAGGAAGATTACCTACAGAATAACGCTCTGAGATTTAACGATGAACCTCAAGAGGAAACGGAAGTAGATAATCTAATGGCAATGTTGGAAGACTTACTCAATCCTAAGGAGGAATTGGAAGATGTTAAAAGTGAAGGTAAAGCTCCTACGTACAATGGGAATCAACTTAAAGCTAACAATGAGAAAGGTACAACTGAAACTACTACGTACCAAGTAAAACATTCAGCAACTAAGACACCTGGAGATTCTAAAAGTACCATTACATCAGGTACGTATGACACACCTACTGGTGGTAAGATAGCTACAAGAAAAGATGCTAGAGTAATTAGAAGCTTTGCTCCTGTTGCAGAGTCAATGATAGAGGAACTTAGAGCTTTAGCTGACAGACAACGAATCGGTGTTAAGAAATTTAGAGATAGAGTTTAATGGCTAAACATAATAATAATAAAGGTGTAGGACATTGGAAGAAGCGTAAAGCTATTGCGATGTACCTTAACAGGAGACAAAGTAGAGCTTCTTTTGCAGAAGACAATTCTAATGCTTTTATTCTCAGCACTGAAAGTAACAATTATTTAACAACTGAAGATGGTTTTCTTTTAGAAACGGAGGTTATATAGATGGCTAATAAAAAGATTTCAGAACTAGTAGAACTAACCTCAGTAGCAAGTGATGATTATATTGCTATTGTGGATGCCTCAACAGGTGTAACTAAAAAAGCTACTGTTAATTTATTACCTGATACTGATACAGTTTATACCCACCCTACAGGTGCAGGTGATAAGCATATCCCTACAGGAGGTTCACCAGGACAGTTTCTAAAGTATGATTCTTCAGGTACTGCTGTATGGGCAGCTGATAATGACACTGACACTGTATATACACACCCTAGTAGTGACGGTAGCCTACACGTAACAGCTACAGGAACAAGTAATAACGGAAAGATTCTAACAGCTGGTTCTACAGCAGGAAGTTTCAGTTGGGCAGATGCTGGAGCTGGAGGTACACTAACTACTAAAGGTGACTTAGAGGTATTCGGTACAGCTCAAACTAGATTAGCAGTTGGTGCTAATGATTATGTATTAACAGCAGATTCCACAGCAGCAAATGGTGTAGCTTGGAAAGCATCAGCAGGTGGAGGCGGTGCAACTACATTCCCTTTCTACAAAGCAGATGGCACATCAGACACAATAGCAATAACCAGCGGTACGTTCCCCTTCTTTAAAGCGGATGGTACATCAGACACAATACCAGTAACTTAGGAGTAAGAAATGGCAGACACATTAATCCCAGTAAAGGCAAAATATAATAGCGAAGGAACAGACGTAACCTCATTAGGTGAGTATGAAACTAATGAGAAGATACCTGTTGCTTACATACCTTCAACAGAAGGAACAGCTGTAATATCTACAGGAGAAACTGGTACTGTTAAGTTTCTAAGAGTCGATGGAGATGGTACTTGTTCTTGGCAGATTACACCTGACAGTAATACTACTTATACAGCAACTGGAGTTTTGAGTATATCAGGGTCTAATGTAATCTCTTCAACAGCAGAAGCTAACGTAACTAATACCGCTATTACTACAGTAGACCAGTCTTGGTCAGGCTCTCAGAGAGGAACTCCAAGTGTAGTTACTGATGGTACTCTTGACTTAACTTCAGCTAATAACTTTAAATATACACCAGGTGCTGCTGACAACCTTGAGTTTAGTGGTGAGGCATCTTCAGCTGGTCAATCAGGTTTCATTACAATAATCAATACAACACCTTATGTTATTTCTTTAGGCAGTGAAGTTAAGAAGGGAGCATCTTGGGATGTATCCACAGCAGGTACTTATCTTGTGTCTTATTATTGTGATGGTACTAATGTCTATGTTTCAGCAAGTGAGGCTCTAGCTTAAAATGTCAGTATTAAACACAGGTCTAGCTAAGACCACAGCCTCAACTGGTGGATATGACATCGACAACTCATTACGGCTAAACGATGATGATTCTGCTTATTTAAGTAGGACTCCTACTACCGCTGGTAATCAAAAGACTTGGACTTTCAGTGCTTGGGTTAAGAGGGGTAATTTAGGTACTTCAGATAATGGTACAGTGTTCTCTGCTGTCGGTGGAGGTGCAGAGGATTTACTTAGATTTATTGGCTCTGGTGGTGGTTCAGATGCGGATAAACTAAATTTCTATATTTATGACGGTGGTTATACAGCAGGTAATTTCACAACATCACAAGTGTTTAGGGATACATCTGCTTGGTATCATTTGGTGTGGGTTTGGGATACGACAAATAATATACCAACGACAGGTGATAATAGAGTTAAGTTATATGTAAATGGCGAAAGAATAACAGCCTGGGATTCTTCATCCTATCCTTCACTTGATGCAACATCTGGTATTAATAGTACACTTGTACACGATATTGCTCATCAAGCAACACATTCATCAAGATACCTAGACGGCTACATAGCAGAAGTAAACTTCATTGATGGTGCTGCAAAAGAACCAACTGACTTCGGTGAGTTTGATGCTACCTACGGTCACTGGAAGCCTATTGCTTATGACACAACTGTCTCTGGCTCTTATGGTACTAATGGCTTCTATCTGCCGATGGGAGATTCATCTCTTGTATCTGCTAGTGGTGGTGACTCTACTGGAACAGATGGTA